TAAAGTATATCCAATAAGGGATATAAAACAAGAGGTACAAACAATGAACGATCAAGCACTTAAAACTCTCGCTAATAATGGCATCGATACTCTAATGGTATTCTTTAAGAATAATCCTAACCATCCTTCTCGCGCTAAGTTCTATGCAGCTCTCGCTAAGGGTGATATGCAAGCAGCTTTCGCTATCTTCCAATCCTTCTTAGTTACATTGGAAAAGACTTGCCCAGAGGGAGTATCCGTAGATTACATTCTCGATTTTCACGCTAACAAATAATCAATCCGGGGAGGGCTTCCTCCCCTTCTTACTCAGAGGTACAAACAATGAACCAAGATACAAAATTAACTATGATGGGGTATATCCTCGTAACCGTAGCAGTATTCGCTATCCCTGCTACTCTTTCTGCTCTCTGCTATGTGATGGGGGTATAAGATGAATAAGATTATAATCGTTCACTGGAGAGGGGGCTTAAGTAAATGGTACCCTTACAGCTTGGAAACATTAGAAGAGCTTGCGAGCTCCTGCTGCGGTATTGATGAGATCCAGATCTTAGAATGCGGAATCGAAATAGAGTACACAATCACTAAGGGAGATAACAATGAATAAGCACCGTAGACAATATGTAAAGGATAATGGGAGAGTGAAGCTCCGTAAGATGAGCAACAGCAGAACCCCTTCTCATCCTATTGTATTAGATGATACTGCTATGTTAAGCGGAGTACGAGAGATCGGAGAACTCTGTAAGGTATGGAGCCCTATCTACTGCAGCTGGGTATGGGAGGCTACTGTTAAAATTAATGGCCTCGTTCTTAAGCGTGAGGTATTCGAGTGGAGTAGTGAAGAGGCTAGGGCCTGGGCTCGCGCTAAGTATTGCGCTATCAAGGATCCCCAGTTTTCTAGATTGCTACGGGCTTCCATTATGGCCTCCGATTATTCTCTGGGAGATATTGCTTCCTTCTGCGAAGTAACAGAGAACGCGGTAAGCAAGTGGATAGCGGGAGATACTTTCCCTTCTGTAGTTGCTCTGGTTCGATTCTGCGAGATGCTATATGCAGAGGAGTGGGAAGCGAAGTATACTAAGCTCTCCAAAATGATTGAGATGGAGAGAGTATAATGTGGAAACTATCATATCAAGGAATATTACAGGGCCCTCCCGTAGCAATGGGGAGGCCTCGCTTCACTAAGACCGGGAGAGCGTACACTGCTCAGACCTCGCGAACCTATAAGAATGAGCAGGTTAAGCATCTTACAGCAGCGAAGGGAGAGGACTGGGCTCCGCTCGATGGAGTATTCAAGATCCAGATCTCTTTTATCCATCCTCGAACGAAGAGCTTAACCCGAGTTAAGGGCCCTCTCCCTCATGGTAGAATATGGAGACCTAAGAAGCCCGATCTAGATAATCTGCTCAAGATGGTACTTGATATCATTACGCAGAGCGAGATCTGGATAGATGATAACCGGGTATGCTCTATTCTCTGCGAAGATTACTACGCAGGAGAGAACGAGGAAGCCCATACTCTATTTTCTATCTACCAATGGGGGAATAAAGATGCGTAAGGATCCAAATATAAATCTGCATCTAGGATGCTCTCTAGCTGCTATGCGAGAGATGGAAGATAACCAGTACGATCTCGCTATCGTAGATCCTCCATATGAGATTAAGACCTCCAACCCATATCAAGGAGGAGGATTTCTTAGTACTCGAGGCCTCAATAAAGATAATAAGATTAAGAAGTGGGATAAGGCCCCTCCTCCGGAGTACTTCGAGCAGCTCTTCCGAGTGAGTAAAGAGCAGATCATATGGGGAGGGAACTATTTTAACCTTCCTCCTACTAGATGCGTTATCGCTTGGGATAAGAAGCAAGCTTGGGATAACTTCTCAGGGTGGGAAATGGCCTGGACTTCTTACAATAAGCCCGCTCCGATATTCCATTACAATAACAGCAGAGGAGGTAAGATACACCCTACCCAGAAGCCTATCCCCTTATACAAGTGGTTACTCCAGAAGTTCGGGAAGGAAGGAGATAAGATACTGGATACTCATCTAGGATCGGGCTCCATTGCTTGCGCTTGCTACGATCTGGGCTTCGATCTAGATGCTTGGGAACTCGATAAGGACTACTTCGAGAAAACTATGGAGCGGTATACAGAGCACTCCAGACAAACAAAACTATTTTAAGAGGGGAAGATGGAGAAAACATTTAAGATCAGTACCTTTTCTAGTAGGTTCGAGAGGGTACCAGTAGAAGCGGAACTAGATCTGCGGAAACTAGCGAAGGCCTTAATGCTTCCTGCGGTCCCTTACAAGGTTCGAGAGAAGGGCTCTCTCCCTCTCTGGAGCCCTACTTCCTTTGCTGGGACTAGATGCGGAGCTCACGCGGTAGAGATCTCCTGCTTAGTATTCGATCTAGATGATGGAACGAACTTCGCTTGGCATCATGCCTTCGAGCAGTATCATTACATAGCCCATACCAGCTACTCCAATAATGCAGAGGTAGAAAAGTGGAGAATCGTACTCCCTCTCGAGGAGCCTATCCCCGCTACTGATTGGAAGCGAGCAGCGAAGGCAGCTAAGGATCTCTGGGATAAACTAGTAGGGCAAGGGGAACCGGATAGCAACGCTCTAACGGATTGCGCTAGAATGTATTATCGCTACGCTCTTCCAGATAGAGCGGATGCTGCTCTACAGAGAACGAAGGCCAATAAGGGAGCAGGGCTCCTCCGGTTGGACTACTCCCATATTCCAAAAGAGGTAATCAAGCGAAGGTATCAGAGATGGGAGAGCAAGCGAGCAGGAGCTAAGACTGGGATGGAGGCTCTATTCCATAATCCAGAATATAGAATGGGAATCGCTCAGCAATTGGGAGCGAGTATTCAAGGGAACGTAGCCCGGAATATTACTTGCCCATCCTGCGGAGAGAAGGAGGTGTACTTCTCAATCGATCCAGACCTAATGCACGCGGTTAGATATCCTCACTGTAACCGCGCTAATAAATGCTCGTGGTGGGGATTTTTGGGGGATCTAGTATGAAAAAGATTAATAAAACAGTACCTCATAAGCCTATGAACTGCACTTCATTCGGTACTCATATCTTCAGATATGCAGAGTATAAAGGGATAACCTTAAAAGAACTCGCGAAGGGGATAGGGTTAACGGTTCCTACTCTCCGGGGCTTCATGACTGGAGTAAGGTATCCCAAGCTCGATACATATCTAGCGATCTGCGAGGTGCTGAGCGATAGCAGAGAAGAGTATAATATGCTCATCTTGAGAGGTATTAGATATACTCCGGAGAATATGTACGCGGAGCGTAGACTACGAACGAAAGAGAAAAACAATAAGAACGATAACCAATAAACCAAAAAATACGGAGGTACAATGTATTTTAATAAGTGGTTAGCAGAGCAGCTGGAGAAGCTGCCAATAACGAGAGCAGAACTCTCCGAGCAATCCGGAGTAAGTTATAGCAGTATGAATGGAGCCAAGAGATATTCCCCTAGATTATGTAATCTCGTGCTATTATGCGAGGTGCTTAACGAGGTGAAGGGAGGAGATCTCTCCAGCTTCAATGCTCTTATTATTTCAGCGATTGCAGCCTGCGGTAAAGAATATACATACGCAGCAGAAAGATTACAGGAGAAAGTACAATGACAAAAGAACAGATGGCAAAAATGCTTAAGCTCGCTAAGGAGATGGGCTTCGAAGCAGAATACAAGCACGCTCCAGAGGAAGCCCATATAGACACCTGGGATATGTTACAGAAGAGCGAAGCGAAGTACAATAAGGAGGGAGAACTTACGAGGGCTCCCAAGCCTTATGCCAATAGAAATAATATCGCGCTCATCTTAGAGAACGATCCAATCTACGAGAGCCTCTGCTATAACGATCACTCGAATAAAGTAATCTGGAAGGAGAGAGAGTTATGGGATCCAGATCTCGAGGATATAGGCCTACATATCGAGCGAGCATATAACATAAGATACCCTAGCGCGGATATTAAGAGAGCAGTACTTCGCGTAGCCCATCAGAAGATGCAAGAGAACATCAAGAGCTGGTTAACTCATCTTCCCGCTTGGGATGGAGAGCCCCGTATCCATAATCTCTTTCGCAATGCCTTCCGAGCCCAGATCATCCCCGGTTCTGAAGCACTCATGCAGGAGATGAGCAGTAAATGGGTAATCTCTCTAGTAGCGCGAGCAATGAAGCCCGGATGCAAGATGGATACCTTTCTCGTACTCTGCGGAGAGAAGGGGTTAGGCAAGTCTACAGGGCTTAAGACCTTAATCGGAGAGGATTGGTTCTCCGATTCTCCTCTGGATATCTCTAAGAAGGATAGCCTCGAGTTAATCCATTCTACGGAAACCTGGCTATGGGAACTTGCAGAGCTGCACTCCCTGCAGGGTAGAACAGCTGACAATTTTAAGGCCTTCATCTCCTCCGCAGAAGATAAGTTTAGACCCTCTTACCAGCAATTTCCTAAGAGCTACCTCCGGAGAGTAGTGTTCGCTGGAACCTCGAATAACTATCAATTCTTAAGCGATGGTCCGGAGCGGAGAGTATGGCCTATTACGGTATCCAATAAAGTAGATCTGGAATATCTCAAGGCCTGGAGAGAGCAGATCTTCGCAGAGGCTCTGGAAGAATATCTCGATGGGAAGATCTGGTATCTAGAATGGGAATCCCAGAAGATTCTCTCCGAGTTACAGCAAGCTTACATTATCGATGACCCTTGGACCATCAAGGTTAGAGAGGCGATCCTAATTGGAAAAAACAACACTACAGAGATAATGCACGAGCTGGAGCTTCCAGTATCACAGCAGCATACAGGGAACGCTAAGCGGATAGCCCAGATCTGTAAGGAGAGCGGATACAAACAAGTAATACAGGATGGGCAGCGAGTATGGATACGAAAGTAAAGGAATACAGTATTGGAAGCCTCTTTGCTGGGATTGGAGGCTTCGAGCTGGGACTAGAAAGAGCAATACCCGGAGCGAATACCTTATGGCAAGTAGAGCAGAATACCTTCTGCCAGAAAGTACTCGCTAAGCACTGGCCAGAGGCTAGAATATACGATGATGTTAGAAACATAACTAAGAACAATGTAGAGCAAGTTCTC